TCACAATAAATGGTATAACACCAGCACTTATTGATAATATGTTTATTGTTAATCCTCCAGCAGAGATTAAACAAGAGATACAAGAAAGCGCACAAGAAAATAAAGACTCTGGAATACTTGATGTAGATTTCTTAGAATTTAATGAACTAGAACAAGACGCACTTAAGAATACTGAAGTAGACCTTGAATTTAGCGAATTAGATATTGATTTACTTGATGTAGATTTTTTAAGAGATTTACTTGATGTAGTAGAAGAATTAGAAAAGACTACTGTTAAACTTGCAGACACACAGACAGCTTCAACAGGTAGTGTAAATCTAAAAGGTGCATCTATAGGAAAAAATCCAGATAGTCAATATAATGTATTTATTGAAGATAATGGAATAGTATTTTTTCGAGATGTGCAAGGCATAATTAAAATTAAAGTACCTATAGACGGAAGTACAAAATTAGTTACTAATGTATCAGGGTACGAAGGAATCATAGATATAGAAGGAGGTAACGATTCAATTATCGTTATAACACAAGAATGAAAGAAGAAACACAAGATAAGTTAGAATTAGCAGGACTAATAACTATGTTCGTACTGTCCTTGATAGGATTAACTCCAAATGTTTATGGAGGACCAAGCGATGACAACCATATACACATTGAACAAGTAAATATGGGCGATAACTTTTATTTAAACATTGACCAGTTTGGGTTTGCTAATATGGTTCGATTTTCAGCAGACCACAACAATAATAGTCTTAATTTACTTCAAGTAGGAAACAATATGTATATTGGTTATACAGATACTTGGGGCTCAGGATATAACTGGGGTGGAGATTTAGATGGTGTAGGAAATGAAGTTGATGTAAGACAAAAATGCTCTTATGCAAGTTGTAATGAAACTGATTTTCAATTTCACATCTGGGGAGACGATAATCAAGTTGTCTTTGGTCAAGGTTATGAAAATGGCAATAGTTTAACACCAACTTGGAACTATGATAATAATGAACCTGGTGGAAACTTTGTAAGATTAGATATACATGGTGATGATAACAAATTTAAAGGAAGTCAAAAACAAGATTCAAGTTCTATTAACCATTCAATCATAGCAAACATATATGCAGATAATAATGATGTATATGTAAAACAAATGCAAAATGGAAGTAAATCACTTACACTAAACATATATAATGACTGGAATGAAGTAGATATTATTCAAAAGAAGAATGGTGCTCATACAGCAACAATCACACTAACAGGAACAAATCCTACAGATTTATTTTTAACTCAAACTGGAAACACAACACAAACATATAGTTTATCGCAGAACTGCGTAACTGCAGGTGGGTGTTCGGTAAGTATTACACAAGGAAATTAAATGTCTAATTGGTTATTTAAAAAACTAGCACCTTATGCTATTCGATTTAGAGAATGGTCTAAGGATAAGATTTGGATTCAAATACTTTTAGGTATTTTTATATTATGGCTACTTGGAGTTGCAAATCCATACTGGTGTGTATACCCTATTTGTTGGATACAATGATAGAGTTAGCACTAGCAACAGAATTTAACTTTGCACAAATAAAAGAAGATGCTGCTAAATTAGCAGCTTACGAAGAAAGTCAAAGAATAGAATTTGTAATAGATGAATCAAGACCTGATATTTATGACTTTGTAGCATGGAATATATTAGATATATACACAACACATAGAGGAATAGAAAAAAGAAAAGCAAAAGAACTAAATCCTCTACTACCAGACCACCCGCACTTAGATAGACTTATTATACATAAAGTTTTTGCAACTTATACTTTTCATAAACTAGGAGTCTTTGAAGACAAGGAACTAGTAGAATATGCAAATAATTTTGGGTGGTTATTAGTTTATAATAACGGACTAATATTATATGATTAATAAAATACTAAGTATTATTTTTGTACTAGGATTACTTATCTGGAATCCTTATCCACTACAAGTTTTAGAACTAAAAACATTTGACTGGCTTATAATGAATACTGAACCAGTTCAAAACCAACAAATTTTAATCGTAGATTTAGATGAAGACTTTATAAAAGAAAACGGAGGTTGGCCACTACCACGCTCAGTTTATGGCGATTTAATTACTACTACAAATGCTGTACCAGGCATAACAGTACTAATGCCAAATAAAGATATTAGAGATGATAGATATGATACATACTTTTCTTTTAGAATGTCAAAAAGACCAACTGTCTTAGCTACAGCAGCTTCGACTCAAGTGGAAAGTGCTGGCACTCCAATTGGTACTGCTAGATTAGGAAAAGACCCATTACCATGGCTATATCAATATCCAGGAATTTTACAACTAACACCCGTCCTAGCCGTATCCGCCGCAGGACAAGGAGTAGTTACAGCAAGTCCAGAATTAGACGGAGTAACAAGAAGAATACCTCTAGTCGTAAACTCACAAGAAAAACTATATCCAAGTTTCGGCTTAGAACTACTAAGAGTCGCAGTAGGCGACCCAAGTTATCAATTAAAAACAAACGAAGAAGGAATTGAGTGGATACGAATACCAAACTATCCACTTATAAATACAGATGCGAATGGTCGTATCTGGTTAAACTGGAATACAAAATTTTACAAACAAACAGCAAATGAATTTATTAACAACGCAATGGAAGCTCCTTTCGTCATTTTCGGCACGACTGCAGAGGGAATTACTAACCCTGTGCCGACCCCTGCGGGGGCAAAGTACCCACATGAAATACAAGCAAACATACTGCACAACCTTATTGAGGGTACAGCACCTTCTACTCCTAGTTGGGCAGTGGGTGTTGAATACGCCGCAGCTTTACTTGCTTTTTTTATTATGGCTTTTTTATCAAGGTCTATCTGGCTTTCCATTCCTGCGCTGGCACTTGTCACTGTAGGCTCTGGATATGCTACCTGGTATTTATATCAATCTTCTTATTTGTTTGACGTCAGTGGAATCGTAGTTTTATCCGTTTTACTTTGGGCATATCATACTTTCGTAAGTTTCCTATCGGAGTATCAACAGAAACTTCGTATCAAACAACAATTTGGGACATATGTATCTCCTGCCTTGGTTAAAAAATTACAAAATGACCCATCATTACTGAGATTGGGTGGGGAGACAAAACGACTTACTTTTCTTTTTTCTGACATTCGAGGATTTACTCCAATCTCGGAAAAATACCAGTCAGACCCTCAAGGTCTTACTAGTCTGATTAATCGTTTTCTTGACAACCAGACTGAGATAATTTTAAAACACGGAGGCACCATAGATAAGTATATGGGTGACTGCATCATGGCATTTTGGGGTGCGCCTCTTGAAGATGAAAATCATAAACAAAATGCAACGGCTGCTCTTTTAGAAATGAAAGAGGAATTGGAGAAACTAAATGACACCCTCTCAGAAGAAGGCTTGGCTCAAATTAATACAGGAGCGGGAATTAACACAGGAATCGCGGTGGTTGGAAACTTTGGTAGTAGCAACCGTTTTGATTATTCTGTCCTTGGTGATAGCGTCAACCTTGCTGCTAGACTAGAATCTTTATGCAAAGAGTATGATGTTGGAATGATAATATCTGAGCACAGTAAAGTCGATGGCTATGATTACAAATTTCTTGACGAAGTAACTGTAAAAGGAAAATCAGAACCAGTTAAAATCTATACCATACAAAAATAATGCTTGACATGAAGTGAATATTTTGGTATAATTTAAGCATAGTTAGAAATGAACTAACAAGAATCAATAAGGAAAAAACGAAATGGACTCAAATATACAGAAAAATACTGCTGATATAGTGGCACTAGATAAAAGAATGTCTAGTCATGAGGCCATGTGTGAAGAAAGGTGGAAAACTTGTTTCAATCGTTTTGACGAAATAGATGGTAGTATAAAAAGAATAGAGTCAATATTAATTGGAGCATCAGGAAGCTTAATAGTGGGTGGTGCTATATTAATACTGGCTATGTGGAATATTCAAGTTTAGGAGAACATGATGGAATCAGATTATAATAAAAAAGACCTAAAATCTTCACCAAAAGTAAAAGTGGTGGAAGAAGGCATTATAAAGAAAGATGGTAAACTTTACAAGTTTATTTGGAAAGGTTATGAGCATGGTTTTGAAAAAGAAGAAAATGCAAAGATAGCCCTCGAGAGAATGAAAAGTGAGTAAGGATAAAGTAGAAGATACTCAAGAAAAAGAACTTTCTCATAGAGAAAAAATACTACTTGCAAAAAAGAAAATTTTGCAAAGACAAAAACGATCAAAAGTACCGAAAAGTTTAAGATGAGGCGAAAGAAACTATCGTATCAAGAGAGATATGATATATGTAAAAAGTGTCCTCACTTTAATAAATTTTGGAAGACCTGCAAATTATGTGGGTGTTTTATGCCCCTCAAAACTAAGTTAAGATGGGTAGAGTGTCCTGAGGAACCACCTCGTTGGACATAGGAGATTACCATGCCAATGCATAAGAAAAAGAAGAAAAAGAATGGTAAAAAGAAAAGAAGTAGAGGATAACTCTATTTGGTTTCATTACTTCCATCGCATTCGTCATGTTTGCCCTTGGAGTTACCAAAGTTACCTAAAAGGTAAAATAAAAATTACCGATTTTGATGAAGATATAGTAAAACTAACTGAACAAAATTGGAATATAAATGAATGGGAAGCCATAGTTTATGTAGTAAAAGACCTAACGCTAGATGCGATTGATGAATTTGTGGCACATAGAAATGATAGCCAGAAGAAATGTGAATACTTATGGTCACACCCTACATATTCTAAAGGTGGAAATAATCAAACACCCTGGCCTGTAATTATACAGCAAGACCGTAAATGGTTAATGGAGTTACGATATGCCAATGCACAGAAAAGGCAAAAAGAAAATGAACGGTAAGAAAAGAGGAATGAAACCTTGTCTTACAGCAAAGCAAAAGAAGTTACCAAAAGCACTTCAAGCAGCTATTAGAAAAAAGAATAGACCTTGTAAATGAAACACAAGTGGACTCTACGCAGAAAGAGAAAAATAAATTGTAATAATCCAAAAGGATTTTCGCAGAAACAATACTGTAAAAGACAGCGTAGAGGAGGAAAATATAAAAGTGCCCGTAAGAAAAGTTAAAGGCGGCTATCGATTCGGTAGAACTGGAAAAATACACAAAACAAGAAAAGCTGCACAACGACAGGCAAGAGCAATATACGCATCAGGTTATGGCAAAACATCGAAAAAAAGATCCTCGCGTAGGAACAGGAAAAAAGCCAAAAGGTAGTGGCAGACGATTATATACTGACGAGAATCCAAAGGATACTGTTAGAATTAAGTTTGCTACTATAAAAGATGCAAGAGCAACTGTACGAAAAGTTAAAAGAGTTCGTAAAAGCTACGCAAGAAAGATACAGATATTAACTGTAGGAGAACAAAGAGCAAGAGTGATGGGCAAGAAAACAGTCGCATCAATCTTCAAGTCTGCAAAAGCAGGATTAAGGAAAGCACATAATGCCAAGACACGCAAGAAAAAGAGGACGAAGAAAGGCGGCTAAAAAGAGACCAATACCTACAAATCCTACTCTTTATGCCAGAGTAAAAGCTGAGGCAAAGAGAAAATTTAAGGTATATCCATCTGCATATGCAAATGGGTGGTTAGTTAGAACTTATAAAAAGCGTGGTGGACGCTTTAGAATGGGAGTAAAAAGAAGATGATTGATTATATCAAAAATAAATTTATTCAGCTATGGAACATTATCTCAGGTAAAGACAAAAACTGGGACGGCTCTGTTGATATCAAAGATAAAATGATTGAAGCTGAAGAAAAGTCAAAATAATGCCAGGACATAGTGGTGGTTTAACCAAATGGTTTAAAGAGGGTTGGGTAGATATATCTAGGCCTCGTAAAGGCGGCGGCTATGCTCCTTGCGGAAGAAAATCTGCTAGAGGGAAAGGCAAAGGTGGTTATCCTAAATGTGTGCCAGCAAGTAAAGCAAGACGAATGACTAAAGCACAAATTCGTTCTGCAGTAAGAAGAAAAAGGGCAGCAGGTAATCCAGGCGGTAAACCAAGAAATGTAGCTACTTTTGCGAAAAGAGGCAGAAAGAGGGGAAAAAGATAATCTCCTAAAACAAGGGAGCTATGAAACGAAAAAACTTTATAAAAGACCTACAAAATTTATCTGCTCTTTTGACAGCTATGAGTAATAAGACAAAAGAAAGATTAAAAGAAAGTAATAACTTATTAAAATTATTAAAGTTAGAACCCACAGTCCATAACAAGACAAGATTAAACAACTACTTAAAAGATGGTACTAAATAAAAAGAAACATAAAAATTATATCAAAAATAAAGATATATACAAGACAGCAACTGCGGCACGAAAGCGTGCTCGTAAATTAGGATTAAAAGGCATACACTCACATGGAAGAGGTTCTAATAAGAGATTTATGCCAGGAAGCTCTCACGGAGTTTACGAGAGAGCACTAAGGAGAAAGAAGAATGGCTAGACAAGGCGGTTTTTTAAGCGGACCTACTGGAAGACACAACACTCAGAAGATTCGTAAGCATAGACTAGGAATTGGTGTAACTAGAGATATGAATGCAGCAGCAGGAGCTTTAGTTAATACTAAGAATCCAAGCGGTATCGAAGCGTTCAGATATGGCGCAGCACCAAAGGCAATTGGCCCAAGATTTGGTAAAACACTAAATCCAAAGAGAGCTAGATTTCCTGGTAGAAGAAGATAAATAATGGCACTCACAAAGGCTGAAAGAGCGAGAATGCGTAAGTTTGGTTTAACTAGACTAAATAAACCTAAATTTACTCCAAAGCATAAAACTAAGAAAGCCATAGTTGCCGTAGAAATAAACGACAAATTAAAAATTATTCGTTTCGGAGCACAGGGCATGGGTCATAACTATAGTCCTGAAGCTAGAAGAAGTTTCAAAGCAAGACATAGAAGAAATATTGCAAAAGGAAAGTCTTCACCTGCTTTTTGGGCTAATAAGTTCTTATGGGCAGGCCCAGGTGGTAGTACAAAAAGACCACCTAAATCACAAAAACATGTTAAAGGAATTAAAAGGAAAAGAAGATGAGTTTACCTACTATAGATACAAGAAAAGTTTGGCTAGATGAATTAGCTGACACATCTGAAAGAGCTTTGCTTAAATTAACAGCAAAGGAATTAAAATCAGAACAGATAACTGCTGCAGAAGCTAAGTTTGGAAAGCTTTGTGGTGGATACTTGTATTTACTAAAAATAGTAGAAGAAAACAATCTTCTTTCTCCAGATGATTCTGATAATCCATTTCAACCAGAGACAATTCATTGATAGAAACAAGTAGGGCAGATATAGAATCAGATTATCTGATGAATTTTGATGATGATAGATTCATCAAATTACCTATTGGTGGGTATCTCGATTTACTCGGTATTGAACCTAATACTTCACAAGCTGCGTTAATTAACGCAATCAACAATCCAAAATATAGATTTGTCTGCGCTGCAGTCGCTCGTCGTCAAGGCAAAACTTATATTTCTAATATAATTGGACAACTTGTTTGTCTAGTTCCTAACAGTCATGTACTACTCATGTCACCTAACTACTCATTATCACAAATATCATTTGACTTACAAAGAAATCTTATTAAGCATTTTGATTTAGAGGTATTGAGAGATAATGCAAAAGACAAAGTCATAGAACTTAGTAATAATTCTACTATAAGAATGGGGTCAATCAATCAAGTTGATTCTGTAGTGGGTAGAAGTTATGATTTAATTATCTTTGACGAAGCAGCATTAACAGATGGGCGAGATGCCTTCAATGTAGCACTAAGACCAACACTTGATAAAGATAATTCAAAAGCAATATTTATTTCTACTCCTCGTGGAAGAAATAATTATTTTGCAGAATTTTATTATCGTGGATACTCACAAGAGTTTCCTGAGTGGGCAAGTATAAAAGCTACTTATCATGAGAATCCTCGTGTTTCAGAAACAGACATTCTAGAGGCAAAAAAGACAATGTCAGCAAATGAGTTTTCACAAGAATACATGGCAGACTTTAATGTTTATGAAGGTCAAATATGGTCATTTAACCAT